TTCTGACCACAGACGAATTGTGCACTGCTGGACAACTAATCGCCAACAACACAAAGATAAACTAAAATCTAAAATAGTTGATGAGGACGACTTTTACTCTTACTGCGCCAAGAAGATACGACAATTAATGAAAGTTTTTCCCTGTGCTGAAATTGCCTTAGATGCCCAAGGGGGCGGTATTGCCGTAATGGAAGCGCTGCACGATAAAGACAAGATAGGGGAGGGGGAAGTTCCCATATGGCCAGTTATAGAAGAAAAAGAAAAAGACACTGACGATAAGCCGGGCCTCCATATTCTAAGACTATGCCAATTTGCTAGAGCTGATTGGTTGGCTGAGGCAAACCACGGTATGAGAAAAGATTTCGAAGATAAAGTTTTGCTGTTTCCATTTTTTGATTCTGCTAGTATTGGTCTTTCTATTGAACAAGACAAGGTGGCTGGCAGAAAATATGACACCCTAGAGGATTGTGTTATGGAGATAGAAGAACTTAAAGATGAGCTTTCTATGATAGTCATGACGCAGACAGCAACAGGAAGAGAAAGATGGGACACTCCAGAAATAAAAATTGCAGCAGGCAAAAAAAGTAGATTGCGCAAAGACCGCTATTCTTCTTTGCTTATGGCCAATATGTCTGCGAGAAATTTATCTGTTGAAAAACAAATTGAAAAACACGGAGCAATTGGTGGATTTGCCCGTGTTGACGGCAATAGTAGATTTGACAACTCTAAGCTTTACCATGGTCCAAATTGGTTTGCTGAAAAAATACAAGATGTCTACTAGTTGTGTGTAATACTATTGACAATGCCATCATCATTATAATTAATCGGAGAACAATATAAATGTCTGATTCACTCTACAGAACATGGGATAGCGATTCACAAAGACAAGAGGCTTACGCTCAAACTGGAGATGCGATAGATGCCTATGATGGTATACAAAAAGCCGTTGCTTACGGAAGAAGAACTAGCTATATTGACATTGAGCCAAATAGATCTGTAAGAACTAGTTTTCTTCGCCAAGATTATGATCTCTTTAGGCCGGGAGAGTCTGTATCCAGTTATCAAAAAAGAATCATAAAGCAAAGTATGCAGGCTTATGATAAAGTTGGCATTATTAGAAATGTCATTGACTTGATGAGTGATTTTGCTTCACAAGGTCTCACTCTTGTCCACCCAAACAAAACCATAGAAAAATTTTATCGAAAGTGGTTCAATCAAGTAAATGGTGTCGATAGATCTGAAAGATTTTTGAATTATTTGTATAGAACTGGAAATGTTGTTGTCAAAAGAAGGAGCGCAAGGCTTAACAGACAAAAGGAAGCAGAACTGAGAAGGTCTGCCGCCAACGACATAGACATAGAAAGCATCAAGGTCAAAAAAAGAGTTGTTCCTTGGAGATACGACTTTTTAAATCCTTTAGCCGTTGATATTCAAAATTATGGGGGCCAAGTAGTTGGCAAGCCTGAATACTTACTAAATCTTTCAAAATATACTTACGAGTCTTTAGTAAAAAGCTCAAATACGCAGAAAAATATATTCAAGACTTTACCGAACGACTTGCAAAAAAGACTGCAAAACGGAGACAGAAAGATACCACTAGATCCTGATGATGTTAGTTTTTTCTATTATAAGAAGGATGATTGGCTTCTTTGGGCAAACCCAATGATATATGCGATACTTGATGATATCATCATGCTTGAAAAAATGAAGCTTGCAGATTTAGCCGCTTTGGATGGGGCCATCTCTAATGTTAGACTTTGGACTGTGGGTGATTTAGATCACAAAATTATACCAACTAAAGCCGCTATTAATAAGCTGCGTGATATATTAGCAAGCAACGTTGGTGGTGGTACTATGGATTTGGTGTGGGGTCCAGAGCTTAAATTTACCGAAAGTCAATCCCAAGTTTATAAGTTTTTGGGTGCAGAAAAATATCAGCCAGTTCTCACAAGTATTTATGCCGGTCTTGGTATCCCTCCGACTCTTACTGGCGCAAGCTCAAGTGGTGGATATACCAATAATTACGTTTCCCTTAAAACTCTTATTGAAAGACTAGAGTACGGAAGAGAAATATTGTGCCAATGGTGGAGGCATGAGATTGAAATCATTAGAAAAGCTATGGGCTTTAGATTCCCTGCTGAAATTCACTTTGATTCAATTGTCCTGTCTGACGAAGCCGCAACTAAACAATTGCTCATTCAGTTGGCTGATAGAGATATTATATCTCAAGAAACTCTGCTTGAAAGATTCAGAGAGCTTCCGGGTATTGAAAGAATTCGTGTTCGTCGTGAAGAAAGAGAACGCACTAACGATTCTTCTGCTCCGAAAAAAGCTGGCCCATATCACAATCCTCAACATAGAGAAGATATTGCCAAAATTGCTTTGACTAAAGATATTCTAGATTCTGATCAATATTTGGATAAAGTTGGTCTTCCTGCTAGAACTGAGGATGTTGTTGAAGAAAAAACAGAAAGCTTGCCTATTGAGCAAGAATCCTATTATGTACCAGAAGCTGAAAATGGTAGACCAAAGTTTTCTAGGGATTTAACAAAAAGAAAACAGAAAAGAGTATTGCCTAGAAGTGGTGACGCCATGACTGCTACTCTTTGGGCTTTGGAGGCTCAAAATAAAATATCTGATATTATGTCCCCAATAGCTTTAGCGCATTTTGATAAAAAGAATATTAGAAGTCTAAATAAAGCAGAGGTCGATCAATTAGAATATCTCAAAATGTGCATTCTTACTGGCATGGAACCATATATGGAAATTACGCCTGAAACTGTAAAGGCGCTAATAGACGCTGGCACCAAGCCATCTCAAGGTTTTGATGTTGTTGTTGCTGAGAAGGTAAATTCTTTTATTGACAAAAATAATAAAAAGCCTAATAACTCAGAAATGAAATATATACATGCTTCTGCGTTTGTTGATATGTTTGATTTTGATCAATAAACACACCAGATTTTATTTTTTGTGTATTATCGTGAAGGAGGCTTATTTTACATGAAAATATATAAATCTGAAATAGAAGATGGCTTAGAAAGCGCACTCAGCAATAACTCTATTGCATGTCTTGCGGTTGCTGAGAAGTCAGAATCCGTATCTACAGATTTTGACCAAGCCACACAAGAACAATTAAAAAAACTCGGCATAGCCAAAGCCGAAAACAAAGACCAAATAGATTTGTATTATCTTAAATCTATATTGGTTAGTACCGGCTGGAATAAAAACGACGATGTGTTTGATCCAAAAGAGCTTTTTGACGCAAGAAATACTCCTGAAGATAAGCCTTTTAATTTCATGCACAACGAAAAAGACATCATAGGCCACATAACTGGAAATGAACTTGTGGACTTTGATGGTAATGCAATAAATATACAAGAAGATTCGATTCCTAGTAATTTTAACATATTAACCACTGCTGTGATATACACGGAATGGAGCGACATTACTC